GTTTGCTGCTAATGTAATTCTTGTAAGCAGTAAAAGTGTCAATGCTTGTGTCATACTTAAATTCATCTGGCATTGCCCTCGCAAATGGAGTTACTTTATCAAGCTTACCCTTGGGGAACAAGTAATATGCTTCTACTAATGTATTGTAGCAGGAATGTACTTTGCCATAGCGCAGAGTATATTCGTCACATAAATTCATACCATGTTTGATCAACCAGTATGAATTGTTGATAGTTTCTGCTGCCCATTGAGTACAAGGGTGATTGCGAAAAGCACCCTTCTCAGTTTTGTATGCAACCCCATCAGTTTTATGCAAAGGACCATAGTTGTGATACCACTTGGAAGCAATGATGCTTAGCATCTGGCAGCACTCTAGTGGCATCTTAACAATGTGCTTGTCAGGTAAGACGATAGCAGATTCCGCAGGAAACGGATGGGTCACAAAGATGTTCATTGTTCAAGTCCAATATAATATACGAGATCACGATTATTGTCTCGCCACTCACTCATACCTTTAGCACAGATGCTGAGGGTATAGTCACCGGGCAGGACGACAAGGTTTTCCATCTTGATATTAACAGAAAAGTCACCAGTCGAACAACCGTGAAACACTTGTTCATATGTGTTGTTGGTTTCGTCTTCAGTATCAATCAAACTGACACGAACATCAGTCTCATCTTTGCTGGCAATATTAATGTCTTCCAGATTAAGAATATTAGATGCCTTGCGAATACCTTTAACATCAGATTCTGACAACCCAAACTGAATGTCTGCTCCAGGAAACTTGACATCAGTATTAGGTGCTCGCTTGAGTGTAATCTCTGGGTTGCTGAAGTAATACTTAGAATACTTAGAATGACTGCGGATGGTCACATACTGTTCATTGTCAAATTCAAGAACAGGATTCTCAAACAGACTTACCACGTTCAAGAACTCAGACAAATCATAGATAGCAAACTCAGTAGGAAATACCTCAGTACACTTATACTTTGCTAGGATGTGTTCTAGATTACTGATGGAACGAATCTCGCTACCAGCGCAGACAATAATAGACGGGTTAATTTGTACGAAGTTACCAAGAACTTCAATAGTCTCTCTAGTTAGCAATACTTGGTTCATAATCAAACATCAAAATCTTTTAGTTCGGACAGGGATACACGTTTGTGCTCGTTCATCTTAGCATCCTTTTCATCTAACCAGTTGATTAGAAGGAAAGCGTAATGAATTACTTTGAATAGGTCTTTACGCCATTGACCTTTGTCGGGACGATCAATATATTTTTGTAGGTTGCCAGCAATAAATCCTTCACGCCAGCGAGGACGGATCTTCTCAATAGTTTGAAGACCATCCTCATCGCTGTAGTGCTGGTTGTATGTTGACTTCACATACTCCTCATATTCTTGGAGGAGTTTATCTTCATTAAATTTAAACATCAATTCTGACAGACATACTGTAGATCACTATGATAACACATTTTGACGTTGCCGTCAAGGTCTTCGACGAACAATTTATGTCCGTCGCCACCTTTAATTTTGACTGCCTTCCCAGTCTTTAGGAAGGCAATATGTCCGATGTATCCGTGGTATTTCATTTTTCGATAGTGGGGTCAATCATCTTGTAGAACTTGAAGAACTTCTCCTTGGTTTCTTCATCGAAGCGGTTGATGCAAGTCTCAATCGCTTTATCACGAGCTCCAAAGATAGTGTAGGCACGGATGATATGGACCAGGCGACGAGTGGAGATGATCTCGTCAATGCCATCAGCACCAGCATCAAATGCCTTGCGAATAGAATCAGACCATTGAGTGAGTTTCTCACAGAACTCTTCATCATTAGGATCTACATCAGAAGTAGAAAGAGAAGAGAGAAGTTTGACAAGAATCTTCTTCTCAACGGTAGGAGTGGGATATGCCTGCTCGAAGGTCAGAGCAAAACGCTCAAGGAATGCTTCGTTGAGAACATTGGTGCCAATGAAACGACCATCCTCAGAACCTTTACCCTTGGTGTTCGCAGTGGCAATCACATTGAAACCAGCAGCAGGTTTGATGAACTTACCAATCTTCTTCAGGAAGACACCTTTGCCTTCAAGAATAGATTGGAGACAGAGGATTTTGTTAGAGGCAAGGTCAATCTCGTCAAGGAGGAGAATAGCACCTCGCTCAAGAGCTTCAATGACAGGACCATTATGCCAGACAGTATTACCATCAACCAGACGGAAACCGCCAATAAGATCATCTTCATCAGTTTCAATAGTGATGTTGACACGAATCAGTTCACGACCGGTGGCAGCACACGCTTGCTCTACAGAGAAGGTCTTACCATTACCGGACATACCAGTAATAAACAGAGGGAAGAAAGCACCAGACTTGATGATTTTCTTCACATCAGTAAAGTTCCCGAACGGGACATAATTATTATCTTTGCTAGGAATCAGGCACACTTGTTCCCGAACGGGAGCAACCATCTCTTCAAGTTGCTGACGTGCTTCTTCTACGGTCAGGGTGTATTTGCCGTGACCAGACTTATAATTCTCAAGACGCTTTTTTACAGTAGGCAGAGACACGGAGAAGTGATCTGCTGCTGACAGGAGTTGAGCGGTGGCAATCTCAGTGCCATACTCGTTAGAAAGAAATTCAACCAGTTGTTCCGTGGTCATGTTAGCAGTACGAGGCATTGGGTAAAGGTGCGTATGAAAGTAATATAGGGTAAAAGTGGGGGGATGGAAACCCCCCTTGTGCCACTAGGCAATTTGGTCGATGAAGGACGACAGGACTTTACGATTGGTGCCAGAAGATTTAATCATCTCACGAAACGCTTTGTTGATCTGTGCCTTAGTGGCATGTTCACCTAGTTCAACTTCAGTGTCATCTCGTTCTAATCCTTTGGCGCTAATAGCATACAGAGCATTGAAAGAGATGGGATTAGGAATAACAACAGATTTGTTCTTGCGATATTCGTTCTTCAGTTTGTCAAAATCCACACGCCATCCAGCATACTCACGAACGAAAGATGTAAATCCAGTATCAATAACACGGATACCCATGACACTGACACCAGGATTACGATCACGAACTTGCTGAATGAAAGTGTTAGTTACTTTCGCAAAACAGTCTCTGAACTGAGTATAAGTGCGACCAGTTTGACGATCACGGAGAACACATCTTTCATCAACACGATAGGTACGCATCCGTACATCACCAAGTTCTTCATCACCTGCTTTAAGTCCATACATAGCAGACTGTCCTTCCCCATCAGTAAGGATAACAGCATTCACATTCTGAAGACCATTCTCCTTTTTAAATTTAGGAAGAATCCAATTCAAAGAAACGATAGCTTCGTTGAGAGGAGTGCCGGAAAGACCCATACCGGGAGTAGAAGATGCATCAGTAAAGTAGCATTGACTTATAACTTCACGCCAAAGATTTAGGCAGTGATGCTTGTACTGACGAGTGGTAGCGCGAGAAGACAACACATTAACCATATTGAATGTTTTGTTAATGTGAATCTTGTGATCTTCCAGCCCCATACGCCTAAAATCAGCAATGTGATAGTCGTCCAAATCACGAACGCAATAGTATTCGCTAGTGAAGATATAAACTTCAAAAGGAATTTGTACTTTATGGCAGAACTCAGTCAGCATAAACAATTGCTTCAGAGTGTCTTTAAGAACAGTAGACATTGAACCGGACCAGTCAAGTACAAACACAAGACCATGGTTCTTACCATCAGCAACAGAAGTCACACGCTTGAAGATGTCATCATTATAAGAGTAGGTATGAAGTTTGTTGGTATCAATCACACCAGTTTTAGAAACTGAGGTGCGAGCGTATGCATCAGCAGACTTCTTCATCTCGAACTCTTTAACGAGATAGTTTACACTCTTACGGGACTCAGACGTAAAATCATTGAAGAGTGTATCGTGATAGGAAAACACTTTATCGTTAGATTCAATAGTAGGACGCTGGAAAGCATCGATATGTCCGTGAACCTCAGACCAATCAACAACTACATCATCCCAGTCAAAATTACCCAGTTCGATGTAGCGTTGCCTACCACCAGCTGATCTGGTGAGACTATCAAGTTGCTTGTCAAACTCTTCTTGAGTTTTAACATCATCAGCACTAGGAGCAGCAGGTCCTGCTGAATCAAATTCAACATCTTCTTCTGGTTGATCTTCTTCGTTGCTGTAGGAAGGAGTATCAAGGTCAGCATCATCCTCACCTTCACCAGATTTTTGTTGCTCGTCCTCGTCACCTTGCATTTCATCTACAGGATTACCTTCATCGTTTTGCTGAACCTGTACTTCTTGAGTTTCTTCCTCTACCTCTTTCTGTTCTTTAGTCCAGTTGTAGATAGCTTTGGCGAGTTCTACTGCTTCATCAAAGGTCTCAAGATTTTCTGTACGCTCAACCCACTCCTGCTCCTCGGCAGTGAAAGGAATCATAGCAAAGGGACCGATCTTGATATGAAGATTGATACGATCAATCAGGTTATATTCTTTGGCGAGGTCAGCATCTTTAGTGCCGAAGAAATCTTGCTCAACTAGTTCAGAATAACCAGCACTGAAGTAACGAGCAAGACCACGAAACTTACGCTTCATCATCTTCTCAATACGAGCATCCTCAACAACATTCAGATAAGACTTAGGGAAGTCAACTACGCCAGTCCACTCAGTAGGAGTGAAGAGAGCATGACCCACTTCATGAGACACCAGCATATCATATACATCCTGAGTGGTATCCCAGTTAGGCAGAGTCAGAATACGATCTTCCACGTCAAAGGATGCAGTGGGCACGTTGCGGTGCTCTACAACAAGGTTCTCAGTGGCAAGCAGGCGGGCGATAGCACCGTCAATTTCTTTGGTATTCATGCGGTTCGTTTCGTATGAATGTAATATGACACAAAAAAAGGAGGGTCGCAACCCCCCTTAGACCACTTCATTAACTGTCTCCTTGAGGACAGAGAAGTTCTTAATTTTCTCAGCGGTAAGTGTTCGTTCAAACTTATCGTTCATCTGTTCTTTATGACTGATAACAAATACGTTTGTGTTGTCATCGAAGTTGCGAAGTATCCAACCTAGATCACCTGTACCCATACTATCAAGAGACCCATCAAAGATTTCATCTAGAAT